TGAGGAAGTCAAATACAACAAGATTGCAGACTTTGAAAAGACAGCACGTGGCTTCTTTTGGGTTCCAGAAGAAATTAGTCTAACCAAAGATGCACAAGATTTTAAGGATGCATCAGATGCGGTTAAACATATATTCACCAGTAATCTGCTTAGGCAAACTGCTCTTGACAGTTTGCAAGGTCGCGGCCCTAGTCAAATCTTTACTCCGGTCATAAGTCTACCAGAGTTGGAAGCATTAGTCTACAACTGGACATTTTTTGAAACAAACATTCACAGTCGTAGTTACAGTCACATCATTCGTAATATCTACAATGTGCCAAAGGAAGTGTTTGCTACTATTCACGACACTAAAGAAATTGTAGAGATGGCATCAAGTGTTGGTCGTTACTATGATGACTTGCACAGATTAAATTCTTTAAAAGAAATAGCTGATCCAACAAAAGAAACAGTTATAGAGGCAGCACACATTAAAGCAATCTACCTAGCACTTCATGCAAGTTATGCATTAGAAGCATTCCGTTTTATGGTTTCATTTGCTACAAGTCTTGCTATGGTAGAAAATAAAATCTTTATTGGCAACGGTAATATCATTAGTCTAATTCTACAAGATGAATTACTACACAAAGGTTGGACTGCTTTCTTGATTAATCAAGTAGTCAAAGAAGATCAACGATTCGCTCAAGCAGCACAAGATTGTCAAGACGAAGTAATTCAAATTTACCGAGATGTTATTTTAGAAGAAAAAGGATGGGCAGACTACTTGTTCCAAAAAGGTCCTGTTATTGGTCTTAATGCTAACATTTTAAAAGATTTTGTTGATTATACTGCCGCTGATGCCCTTAAAGCTATTGGTATAAAGTACTGGAACGCTGCCCCAAAAACTACACCTATTCCTTGGTTTAACAAACACAGCGATACTAGTAAAAAACAAACTGCCTTACAAGAAAACGAATCAACTAACTATGTTATCGGCGTTATGAGCGATGCTATTAACTACGATGAATTACCTGCACTATAAAGGAAATAAAAATGAAAGCTGTTATATGGAGCAAATATCACTGCCCTTATTGCGATCAGGCAAAGGCATTATTAAAATCTAAAAATATTGAATTTGAAGAACGTAAAATTGGCGATGGGTATACTAAAGAAGAATTATTAGAAGCAGTTCCTAATGCTAGAACTGTGCCACAAATTTTCTTAGATGAAAAACTAATCGGCGGATTTAACGAATTACAAATCTACATTCAAAACAACATGGAGCCGCAAAGCTCATTCTAAAGGACACACATGCTATTACAAAAATCAAAATTTGACTCTGGAGACATCGTTAGTTTAAAGTTGACTTCGGGAGAAGAAATTGTTGGAAAATTCGTCAGCGAAGATATGATGGAATTTGTGCTTACCAAAGTCGTTATGTTAGCTATGACACAAAAAGGTGTAGGTATGGCACCTTATATGGTTACTGTTGATCCGGATAAGGAATATGCAATTAACAAACAAGCGATTATTATGAAAGCGCCTACCGATAAAGAAATTGCAGATCAGTACATATATCAAACTACAGGAATACAACCTGTAAGTGCAGGAAGTATTATTAAATAAATTTTTACCAAACGTCTTTGTAAATTAACTAATTTCCTGTAGTATATAAACATGAACATATATTTAGACATGGATGATGTAGTTGCCGACTGGATGGGATATGCTAGAAAATATCTTAGAATGGGATGGCAACAAGGAGAGATGGTTCCAGAAAATCAATGGAATCGTCTCAAAGACGATCAACGTATGTATAGCAAGCTGGACCTTAAGGAAGGAGCCAGAGAGCTTGTTGAGTGGTGTCAAACATACATAAAACAAAATCCAACAACAAGATTATTTTTCTTAACCGCAGTGCCGCATAATAACGATATGCCTTACAGCTTTCATGATAAAGTAGAATGGGCACAAAAATATTTTCCAGGTATCCCTGTGTTCTTTGGTCCGTACAGTCATGATAAATGGATACGGTGTAAAAGCCCTGAAGACATCTTAATTGACGATCGAAGATCTAATAACGAAGAATGGATCAGAGCCGGCGGCCGTGCTCACCTATACCGAACTTGGAATGATTGTAAGGTATGGTTAGAAAACGAATTAGGAGTTCTATGAAGGTTGCAGTTATAGGTGCAGGCATTGCAGGATTAACCGCAGCATACTTCTTAGCCAAAGACGGGCATGAAGTTCATGTATTCGAAAAAGAAAACGGGCCAGCCGAAAAATGTAGTTATGCTAATGGAGGACAAATCTCTGTAAGCAATTCAGAGGTATGGACTACTTGGGCTAATGTACGTAAAGGCATCAAATGGATGTTTCAAAAAGACGCACCTTTGCTTATTAGGCCTGAACTAGATTTTGATAAAGCTATTTGGTTAACTAAGTTTCTATATCATACTGCAAGTAACGACTATATTCGTAATACTATAGAAACTATTCGTATGGGTATTGAAAGTCGACAAGCGTTAATGCAGATTGCTTCAGACGAATCTATAGATTATGATCAACAATATAATGGCATACTGCACATTTACAAAAACTCCAACTACTTTATACAAGCTCAACAAATTAAAGAGTTGTATAATGCCTACGGTTGTGAATGGGAAATACTAGACTCATATCAGGTTTATGATCAAGATCCTGCTCTAAGAGACATGCGAGGTATTGTTGGCGGAGTATATACTTCTAGTGATTGGACTGGTGACATACACAAGTTTTGTCTAGAGCTTACTAAAGTTTTACAAGAAAAATATAGTGTATTGTTCAGCTACGAGTATGAAAAATATTTTGTGGATACGTATGGGCATGACATTACTGTCATAGCCGCAGGCGTAGATAGTCCATCTATAGCTAGATCGTTTGGGGATAATTTACCTATATACCCTGTTAAGGGATATAGTATTACTATACCAGCAGTTAACGACATTAATTATTTGGCTATGCCGCAGGTCAGCTTGCTAGACGACGAAGCCAAAATTGTAACTAGCACTTTAGGTAACAGACTCAGAGTTGCGGGTACCGCAGAGCTAGCAGGACATAACTATACTATACGTAAAGACAGAATAGAACCGTTGGTGCGTTGGGTTAAAACAAACTTCCCTCACATTGAGATAGCAGATTATAATGAGTGGGCTTGTTTAAGACCTATGACACCAAATATGATGCCCATTGTAGGTCAAAGCAAAGTCAAAGACAATGTGTACTACCATACAGGACATGGACATCTAGGTTGGACACTGTCCGCAGGAACGGCTAAGAAGTTAGCCAAACTCATTAAAGAAAGGATATAACATGAGTCAAAATAAATTTTCAGAATTCACAAAAATCGTAGAAGCCATGGAAGGCGACTTTGAAAAGTTTTACGACAAAGAAGTAGGTGCCGCAGGTACTCGCGTTCGTAAGCATTTACAAGAACTTGCCAAACTGTGCAAAGAAACTCGTAACGATGTTACCGCAGTTAAAAACGCTCGTAAAGAAGCATCTGGCAAGTAATTGTCAACGAAATACCCGGTAAATACGTTATATACTTACAAGGGGTATATTATGAAAAGATTTTTAACTGTTCTATTACTAACTATTAGTGCTACAGCATTTGCTGGCCCGCATCATGGGCATGGGTTTAGACATCACGGACATTGGCAGGGTGGATATAATAATTGGATTGCACCTGCTATTGTTGGCGGAGTCGTGACTTATGTACTAACTCGTCCGCAACCAGCACCTGTTATTATAGAACAACAACCTGTAATCGTGCAGCCTACACAAACGTGTACTGAATGGCGAGAAATTCAAACTCTAGAAGGTAAAACTTATAAGGAGAGAACTTGCTATGGCATACAGCGATAAAGTAGTTGATCATTATGAAAATCCCAGGAATGTCGGATCTTTTGACAAGACTGATACTAATATTGGTACTGGTATGGTTGGCGCACCTGCTTGCGGCGACGTCATGAAATTACAAATAAAGGTAAACAATGAAGGTATCATTGAGGACGCAAAATTTAAAACGTATGGGTGCGGTTCGGCAATCGCAAGTTCATCACTCATTACGGAGTGGGTCAAAGGTAAGACGTTGGATGAAGCAGGATCTATTAAGAATTCTGAAATCGCCGAACATCTTGCACTCCCCCCAGTTAAAATACATTGCTCAATTCTTGCTGAAGACGCGAT